ATTACAACCGAGGCCGAAACGACCTGCATGCTCGAGAGCTGGGTGTACATCTCGTCCCGCATCTCCTGGTAGATTTTGGCGTGTTTCCCTTCAAGTTGGATGTAGGCCTTCTGCACCGTCTTTGCAGGCAGGTCTGTCAGGACCTGACCCTTTGTCCTTCGGATGCTAACCGCCTTTACAACCTCCTTCAGGTGTTCAAGCTCCTCTTCCTTCACCCCACCAATCTCGTCCCCCCACCCATTGTCGTAGAGGTGGCAGTATTTGGTGACGAACTTCCAGAAGCTCGAGAATGTGTGAGGGTCAATCAGGTTGAGGAGCGACCAAAGGTCGTAGGGGTGGTTGAGTATCGGGGTGCCGGTCAGGAGGTAGACGTTTCGTGCCCTTGCTGTAATCCGCCTTGCAGCAAGGGTGACCTTGGCGTGCCTGTTCTTGACTCTGTGGGCCTCATCTATGATAACCACGTCCCAGTGGAGCTCTGCAAGATCCTCCACGTGGAGCCTAATTGCCTCCAGGTTGATGATGGTGATGTTGGCCTGGGAGAAGATCTGGGATTCACGGGTATCCGGATCTCCGTGGACTATCTGGACCGTGTAGTTTGTCCACCGTTCCGATTCCCGCTTCCAGTTCCACTTGAGGGAGTTTGGACAGACAACCAAGATCCGGTGGGCACCAGAGGCGACACAGGACATTAGGGCCTCAACCGTCTTGCCAAGGCCCATATCATCCGCGTTAAGCACCCTGCCCTGCTTGACCATGAAATCCACCCCCTCCTTTTGGAAGGGGTAGAGGAGGTCCATCTTCGGGTAGGTCCCAGTCTCAACATTACTGGTCAGGACGTTTTCGACGTTTCCAACCTGGAGCCGGTCCCCAAACCGTTTCTTGAGGAGGCCAAGTACAAGGACCGATGCCGGGTAGCTCCAGGACTTGCTATTTGGGTCCCACCGGTAACCATCTACTGACTTCGCCACGTCCTTGTCCTCAAACTCACAGCGGAGGATGATTCGGTTACCGGCAATGGACAAGGTTGGTGACTTTTTCTGGGGTTGAACCTTAGGTGGGATCTGGCCATCCAACGTGACTTGACTCTTTGGCAGCCAGGTGTCAAAGTGGGTGGATTTTCTGATCTGCTGGTCTAGTTGTTCAGCAGTGAGGAGGTCCGGTCGCTCGATACCGAGCTTAGCACAGCACTCAGGCCCGAACCCGGTAACCCGGGAGGCTGGATTCTCAAGCACTCTTCCACACCGAAGGCAGAAGACGGAAGGCCTGGTCATTGCGTGACCGATGATCCGATAGGCCTTGTCTGTCTCCCCCTGTACCTCTCCTTCAATGAGGGTTGGGAGGCTGTTCTTCCTTGCCAACCACCCTGGGATAGTCACCTGGACCATATGTTCCACCTCCACACCCTAATTATAATATAGGTGGAGGGGAATGTCAACCACTCCCCTTCTTGGAGTGGAGGAGCTCAATCGCCGCACACTGCTCTGCCAGGGTCATGTAGTATTCTGCCTGGATATACCGTTCCAGGGATTGGACCTCAGCAGTCCCCTGAAACTTCTCTGTAGAAGGTATAGGAGGGATCTTGTACGTACCCTTGACCACCTTCAACCCTGTATTAGGGTTAAGGGGTGCGGCGTGGTTGTAAACTGCTCTGAAGGCCTCACCGTTGAAGGGGTAGATCCCCCACCGGAACGTCATCTCGGGAAGGAGAGCATTCGGTTCTAGCAGGGTGAGGTCCCCCTGAATCAGGGTGCAGCCTACATCAACACCATCGGATCTTGCACTGCTTAGGGCCTTTGTTATCTCCTTGAGGGATGAGTAGGTCTGGGCTGCCATGTTGATGGTGTAGGAGCCACAACCACGGCGGACAAACCTCCCAATGTGGAACTCGTTCTGCACAAGGCCTAGATCCTTAAGGACTTCCCAGCCATCCTGACTCAGGCCAGAGAGCCTAATTACCTGGAAACTCCCAAAGAGGATACTGCCAATAACGGGGGTGACCCGGCGCTTCGTTCTCATATCCCCCTGGAGAAGGTAGACGGTGTCTCCCCACTCCATAATGCCGTTGATGCTCTTTAGAGGCACCTTTCGGGACACCCCAAGCCTGTTTGCCTCCCAGACGAACCCCTCTTGGAGGTAATACGCCCTCCCAACATAGTGGGCGAAGTCCACCGTTAATTACCTCCCTGACCTATGTACTTCGTGCCTGATCCACTGGGGAGTTGACCCTGTGAGACCTGGACTCCCCGACCAAACTTGACCCCTGACTGGTATCCAGAGATGTTGAAGTCCGGGCTGGACTGGAACTTGGCAGCCTGTCCAAGCCTTAGAGCCTTGAGGTAGTCAGTCACTGCAGTGTCCTCAATGGTTACCAGGGCCCTTGACGTCTCAGTGGAAAGGATCTCGCTCTGGTCGGAACGGAACCGCTCTGCAAAGGCGGCCAGTGCCCCGTCGATAAAGCTCTTCTTCCACCCGAACATTTCCCGCGTCTTTGAGGGCCAGTGCCTCATGTACTCCCGGTCGTATTCCTTCTGGGAGATCCTCTCTACCTGCCGAGCCAGGTAGGTGTAGAGGTAAACTGCAACCTCCCGATTCTGCTTCCGGCCTACAAAGATTATAGCGGAACTTCCAACACGGACAAGTATTCGGCAGAAATTGGCTCGGGCTGTGATACCGGCGAGCTCCTCCAACCACCGAACACGGCGGGTCCGGTCCTTAATACCATTGCGTCCCAGGTGGACGCTCTCCTTAGCGACTGGGTCCTGTTGAATCTCAACCCGGAGGTCTACCTCCTGCAATGTGAGCTTGTACTTCAGGAGGAGCTGGTGTACCTTTGCCGCATAGGCCTCTGCCTCTAGCACGTTCCCCACGTCCTTGGCACCCTCTGCGTGCTCCATGAGGAGCCGGATCTTCTCTAGGATCCCGTCCTTTTGGGGGTCCATCTTCCCCACCTCCATATTATTATTATAGCATAGACTAGTTAGAAAATCAACCCCGGCCTGGAACAGATTCATACGACTTTAGTGATCCCCAGCGCTTGCCCGTCTTAATAGACATCGTGAAGGGGAAGGGTGCCTCCAAGGGGCAGTTATCGACGAATTCCTCCTGGATAATTTTGGCTAGTTCATGCTCCCTGCCTTCCCTTACCTCAAGGACGAGTGAGTCATGAACGGTGAATAGAACCCGGGCCCAGTCAGGGCTAATGCGGTTACTAATGCGGATCAGTGCCGAGAGGTTGGTGTCAGAGGCCGTAGATTGAATAGGGGCGTTGACTGCCTGTCTAAGTACCTCTGCTCGGTTTTTAGAGGTTATTAGTGCAAACCGCCTCTTCCGACCATAGGGGGTTTCAACATACCCCCTAGTTAAGGCACTCTGTTGGGTAGCTTCAATCCACTCCCGAAGCTCTGAGAACTGCCGCATAAATGAGTCTATGAAAGTTTGGGCGGACTTTGTAGTGCAACCAAGCTGGTGAGCCACAGAGGCTGCACCCCGGCCATAGAGGATGCCAAAGTTTAACAGTTTTGCAGCCGTCCGCTTGACCACGTCTATCTCCTCTGGTGGAACCCCGAAGACCTGGGTGGCCACCATGGTGTGGATGTCTTGTCCTGTCTGGAAATACTCACAAAGCTTTTTATCCCCGGATAGGTAGGCAGCCACTTTGAGTTCTAGCTGGTTATAGTCACCTTCTAGGAGAAGCCAGCCATCCTCTGCTATAAATCCATCTCGGATCATTGGCCCGATTAGAATCGGGATATTCTGCAGGTTTGGATCCTCACAGGAGATCCGGCCTGTGACTGTCCCATGCAAGAGGAAATCTGGGTGGACCCGGTTATCAACAGGAGATACCCTACTGACTAGGCCTGTGCAGTAGGTCTGTCTGACCTTTTCCTTCTGGCGATACTCAAGGAGGGTTTTGGCTACCGGATGCCTCTTCGCTAGCTCTTCCACTACCTCCTTCTTGGTTGAGTTCCCCTCAAGGCGTGGAAGGCGGAGTTTGTAGAACAGGAGATTTGCTACCTGTGGACTGGAGTTGGAGTTGAAGTTCTCCAGTCCATGCTCTTTGGCAACCCGGCAGATCTCTGCTTCTAGGATATCTGATTCCCTTTGTAGTTTCACATTCAGGGCATCCAGGTGGGGGATGTCTATCCTGGTACCTATTAACTCTGAGGTCCGTAGTGCAAGTGCAGCAGGGAGGAGAATCTCATCATGCACCCCCCGGGTTCCCTCCTCTTCCATCTCACCCAGTAATTCATGAAGGAGAAGGTAGGTAATGGTGGTGTCCATGGCCAGGTAGGGGTGGATCATCTCGTCTGGGACGTGACCATAGTCAATCCTAAAGTGCCTTGGGTCCCCTTGCAGTATCTGCAGGAGTTTCTTTGGGTCCTTCTTGCTAAGGTCTTTGTACTCCTTGTTCCGCTCTTTTTGGAGTGAGGATACAAAGTGCTTGATGGGGAGCTCATAGTCAGGGATGTTAAACCGTTCTCGGGCCAGCACCTTAAGACCGTGGGTGCCCCTCCGCTCGTCCACACAATAATGGGCGAGCATGGTGTCAACAGTGGGGTGCCAGTCAATCCCGTAGTGATAGAAAATGAATTTAGAGTCGAATGATGCCGCACCATGGCCCGCTGTTAGGATCTTCTTTGAGGTTAGAAGGACCTTCAGGAGTAGACGCACCAGTTTATCGTCCCTGAAAAGGTGGTTAGGGACTTGATAGGTCCTCCCTAGGCAATTCTGGAACCCGATCCATGTTATCCGGTCAGTTAGGGGGTCAAACCCAGTGGTTTCAATATCAATAATGAGTTCTTCAGATTTTGTTAATTGGTTTAGGACCCAAAAGGCGTCTGTAGATGTAGTGCACTTATGTATCCTAGGTAGTTTGGGTTGCCTCACAGCAGATGGGCCTATGCCCATCTTGAGAAGCTTGGTGAGGTCTTTCGCTAGGTCAGTGAAGTCTCCAGGGTTGCGTAGTATCCATGCTGGGTGAAACGTCGGTACAACTACTGACCCTGTCTCTGCAACATACACTGCAATGCCCCTCATAGAGGTAATTGTCAGGTTGCCATGTATAGAGATCCAGTAGGGGGAGAATGCCGCTAAGGGAGTGGCACCACAAAGAAGGACCTTCTCAGTCCCCTTGAGCTCTGCAATGAGCCTTGGCCTACAGGCCTCAATGGCTTCTGGGGGAGGGGTTTCGTTTCCCAGTGGGTGGCAGAGGCAGGCATTGGTAATCCAGGTGTTGCCTTCATTCAGGCCAAAATTGGTCATGACTTGACGCAGTAGTTTTCCACTTATACCGACGAATGGCTTGCCCTGGGCTACCTCATTCCGCCCAGGAGCCTCTCCCACTATGGCTAGTTTACCTGGGGTACCGGTTGGGGGTACCCTTGGCCTGCCATTAAGTGGGCAGTTATCACATTGGGGACTCACTTCAGGTCGCCCCTCTTATAGGAAGGAGACTGTGCCAGGCCTTTGAAGACCTCAATATTCCACCGGGCAAGACTATCGTTTACCTTAGTTGCCTCAAAGAAGCTAGACCCCCTACGGGGGTAATGTATCCGAACATCATGCTCCTTGATTACCATAGTGCCTGGAAGCCTGATGTTGTTCAAGGCGTAGGCCAGGGGCTTTGATGAATCCACACCCCGTACCCTACCTGCCTGGTTCTCACTCACTTTCCTAAGCCCAGCCAGATGCCTACCCCATCCCAGTAGGTGTATGTCTTGGTAGGATTCTTGGTATACCCTCCTTACTACCTCCTGTAGGCCTCCGGTCCATACCTCATAGTCCTTAGAGACTCCTATGGTGTCAATACCTAGCATAACTAGTACACCAAGGCAACCTAGGTACTCCTCGTATGTCCTCCCTTGAGGGACTCCCATGGTTCGGATGTTAGGGAAGGCTGCCTTAATCTCATAGAAGGCAACCTTAGACATTTCAATGGTGTCCCCACCGAAGAATAGCCTATCAGGAAGAACTACCTCCTGGGGGTTTATGAGGTTGATCCCTTCAATCAACCTCTGGACATTATCCCCAACCCCTAACTCATGGGCGTTATTGTCTAGGATAACGAAGTCACCTTGGTCCCGACGCCTCCTGTAATAGTGGGAGTAGATCTCAGAGGATAGGACCAGGTTGTTTAGGGCCAAGTGGTATCGGTCTCCAAGGGGTACATAGCGCTTCAAGAGGGGGGTAGGGGCAATGACTGCAACCTTCACTCCTTCTTCTCCTCCTCCCAGATCAGAGCACCGAGCATGGCAGCATAGTTGATAATGTCAACCGCACTGTCAATTACTGCGTCGTATTCCAGGGGGAATCCTGGTGAGGCCAAACTACTGAGCCTCCGGATCTTCTTGTTTAGTTCATAGACCAGATCTTGGATGCCATGGATGAAGTAATCCTCAATAGGTTGCTCCCGGTTATACATCCCCCGGTCCTTGAGGATCTGATCTGCCTTCTCCTTTATGAGGGCGATCTTCTGGTTGAAGTCCACTGTACCCACCCCCTAAATGGTTTAGGTAGCAGGGGAGGTTGGTGGGGCCTCCCCTGCCACTAACATACTACCTGATCTTAGGTAGGCCAGGGCGCTTCGGGGCCAGGGGGGCTCCTGGGGTGGCAGGGCCAGTCGGTGCAGGACTAGTCGGGGCAGGACCTGACCCTTGGTCAAGGAGGAGCTGGTCAACATAGGGGCGGAGGTTGCCCTGATATTGCTGGGTCTTGATGATGATCCGGACAGGGGTACCTGGGAGGGAATTGAGGTACTCCTCAATATCCAGGGTCTCACCCAGGCCTGATACGTCGAATCCCAAGGCCTTAAAGGTCCCCTTGATCTTCCAAGAGGCCTTGGGAGACGTAGATAGCCTCAGAATCAGTGACTGGCCTGAGAACTCTCCTACATCAATCTGGACCTTAACGGCGATGTAAGGATACTCAGAGCTCTGTGAGTCCCTCTGCTCCCAGGAATCAATCACGCCGTGGTAGGTACCTGTGGGGATGTCTGGGAATTGGTACTCATCGGCCCCCGAGAAGTCAACATGGACTGGCATGAAACCACCCTCTCTGTTGGGCTGTGCCCAACTATAATCTACCCGGCCACTACACCAGTGAGTAGGTCAAAGATCTTCGGGAGGGTTGGGTTGTCAATCCTAGGGCTGAGTTTACCACCCTCGGTCCGATCTTTGGCCGTGAATCGCCCTGTGGGTTGGGTCAGGAGGGTCCGGTATGGAGGAGTGCCATCCAGAGGGTCAACTACGGCGAGATATCCCACAACCTTAACCAGGTGTGGGATCTCATCTGTCAGTTTGCCTGCCATCGTAGGTTTGGTCACGTATTCTTTGGTGACGGTGTCCTGCACCGTCTGTGCTGCGCAGGTAAACATTACATGGATGTTAAGGTCCCGGTAGACCCTAACCAACCTGCGCATCTGGGAATAGCTACGGAGGTAGTCCCTCTGCTCTGCAATGTCAGGATCGTGTCCCTTGTCAAGGAGGATTGCCGTCCGAAGGGCCTCGGACATGTTGAGGTAGTTCATCTCAGACAGGGAGTCTAGAACTACCATCCGGTAGGGGTTGTTGGGCCCAGAGAGGAAACTGTGGACGTGTTGGAAGTCACTCCAGGTGTTGATTCGGACCACAGTGACCTTATCCAGGGGTGGTTTGTCCACCTTAGGAAGGTCGGCCAAGGAGATGGGACAGACCCGACTCTCAATTGAGTCCACCCCGGCCTCAAAATCGAGAAGGAGCATTGGGGAGATACGGGGATCCCCCACCCCACTCCCAGCAAGGTATGTTTTACCATGCCCAGAAGGGGAGTACACAATCAGATTGAACGGCTTCATAGGGCCCTACCTCCTCCGTAGTGGATCTCTATCATAGAGCTCGCTCGCTAAGGCCTTCCAGTCACCACCTTCATTCATGGAACGGCAAAGGGACATAAACTCACAACCCCAGATGCAGTCCCGGGTTGGATGGGGATACATCGGGGTGTTTCGACTAGTCATCTCTCGGTATTCAGGGAGGAGGAAGGACTCAAAGGTCCTTAGTTCGTGGGAGTTCCGTGCAATTAACTCTCGACGGAAGAAGCGGTTCTCAACCCCGAGCTTCTGGAGGATGTCTTGGTAATCATCCGGGTTGAACCCATGCTCCTTCACTGTCTTAAGGTAGATATCGGGGGTGGTGTCAATGCTCTTGTCTTTGGAGAGCCGCTTCCCGTCTTTCAACAGCATTGGCTCCACGGGGAGGGTCCGGCGGAGTTGGTTGTAGATCGCCCCTGCAGGCATCTCGCCGTAGGTTTTCCAGACTAGCCATAGGTATGCAGTCATCTGGTCGTCTAACTCGAGAATCTGGGGGTCTATGAAGGAGTCTGAGGTTTTGTGGTCAATGACCCAGATCCGGCCATCCCGACGTGCTATCACGTCAATTGTTCCAACCAAGACCCCGTAGGTCCCCCTGATCCGGATTCCTAGGGGTACTTCAACCTTCTCTACCTGGAAATCGTCGTTTTGCAGGGCAACCCTGTAGTACCCGTCAAGCATTCCCTTCCCTAGTGATTCCGCTTCGTAGACCCGCATCCGTTCCTCATGGACCATGCTCTGCAGTTTGGCATCCGGGTACTGGTCGGCCAACCACTTGGTGAAACCGTCAATGGGATGGCCCCTGCCACTATAGTAATAGGCGAGGCCCTCGTGGATGCCCCGCCCAAACCACATCTTATTAGTGGGCTCTTCTTTCCGCTGCAGGAACTCCCGGTAGTTGAACTGGTACTTGCGGCGGCACTGTTTAAAGGTGTGCCGTTCGGTGACGTGCACTTCGACCAATATTCTCTACCTCCCTACCAACTACATTTTAATTATAGCAGAAACCTGTAAAGAAATCAAGAACTACTTGTTTTGAGAAGGGCCTTGGGAACTACGACGTGATAGGGGCCTCCTAGAAGGATAATGCCATGGCAGACGGCGTCTCTTGCATGGGGGTTACTAATGGTTCTCAAGTTATAGACTGGCCATTTTTGGATTCCAACTATCTGGGAAGGGTGGCGTTCAACTACTATGCAGTTAGATTTTTGAGACAGGTACTTGATGACCCCGATTACCTCAAACACCACAGGGTCAAAAGCAGGGTGCCTTGCTGAGGCCTTCTCGTATGCCACCATATCACCATTACAGATCTGGGACTCAATTCCCTCCCACCTAGAGAACGCACCGTATTCTAGGAGCCTGCTATCCTTGAAATGAGCAAACCCCGTAGTCCCACCAGGGTCATACACCCAAAGGTTCACTGGGGTTACCTCCTAAGGGGAGGGACCCCAATTACTCCCTTTGCCCATAGGTTGCACAGGCAGTAATTGAGATTCCACCCCGAACTGTTTGACACAACTCCACTCTACACCACTCAGGCTGGACTGCCTCTACAATGTCAGCCAGGATGGTAGAGGTAAGGACCTCACAGAAGTGCCCCTCACTCCTGAAGCTCCAGACATAGAGCTTGAAGGACTTAGACTCTATGCAGTAGTCCTTAGGACCATATTCTACTTGGAGGGAGTAGAAGTCGGGCTGGCCTGTAACTGGGCAGTTACAGGTTAGTTCATCTGTTGCTAGAGTGACTTGCCTTACCCCCGGATTTTGGAAGGTATCTAACTCCTTCTGGGCCTCAGATACCTTCCTACCAAGAACAGGTACTCTAGATCCTATCTCCACCTAGAATCCCTCCTTTGACTTTGGAAGTCGCTTCCGGATATACTCCCCGTAGGGGAGCAGCAGGTCATTCGGATCTCCCTGATACCTCAAGACCTCTCCAATTCTACTTAGAATGTCATCTGGAGGGCGCACATACCCCCTCTCGTACATAGATATCTCAGGCTGGGTCACCCCAACCTGCTGGGCTACCTCAATCTGGGTCAGGTCTACCTCCCTGCGGAGGACCTGGATAGTCAAGGTTGCTTTCCGTGCCGACATAGTATTACTCCTCCTCTCCGACAGGGTGGAGCCAAGGTAGAAGGGGAGTTAGGGCCCTTCTACCCGGATCCAAACTATATAGTTCATCTCGTATTTTTCTCAAGGCAAAATTTATAGAGGCTATTGCAGCATCTATCCCCTCTGGAAGGGTCGCATTGGAGAAGGCAATCCAAGCCTCATGGTAGCTCCTGACCCAATACCAGAACTCATCGTCTGGCCCCTCCTCCTTAACAGGCCCAAGGTAGGTGTTCTTCAAGTGGTTAAGTGCCTGGATTATTGGGCCCATAGGTTGCACCCTCCTTAGGCACTAGCAGTGGGAAGGGACCTGGGCCATCCTTCCCACTGCTAGGAGGTAGAGGCGTCTAGGCAGTGGCTGCAACACTGGGGCTGAAGCGGATGCCGTCCTCACACTCCACGGCAACGACGTACCCGAGCTCGACCAGCCTCTTGAGGCTTGGGGCCACATCCGGCCGCATGCCGGCATAGAGTGGCAGTCGGGACGTGATGATCCGGACCTCGTCGGCCGTCATTGGGCTGTCCCTGAAGGCGGCGCTGAAGGCCTGGAGGATGATGGAGTCCTTCGGAGTCACCCGGCGATGGCGCCGCTTCTGCGTCACCATCTTCTCCACGGACTTGATGTACTCCAGGACGCTCTTGGCGTAGTCTGGCTCGGTCTTGCGGATCGACCGTGCCCAGGCACGCCCTGCGATACTCCCCTCATGCTGCCCGTCGACTCGGATGACCAGGAACTTGGCATCCTCCTCAATCGGCTGCTCATCGCTACGGGCCACTACGTACTCTGACGGATCAAAGATTCCCTCGTAAGACATCTGTGGTACCTCCTATGGGATCTAGTTGAAACTTCTTCTCGACCTCTTGGGAGCACTTTCCGCTACAGGCATGGAACTCGATACCGTAGAGTTCTAAAGAGAACCACTTCCTGGGAGGGTATGCAGGCTTCTTTACAGTGGTGGCAACCTGCTCCTCCCTGCCACAGGAGTCACACCGGTAGATAACCATGGCCGCTCTCTTCTGGGTAGGGGCTCAGGCCACGTAGGACTCGTATGTCCTGTACATCCAGGACCTGCTGGTCATTGGGGTGGGTACCCCCCTGTGTCACCTCTATCCCTCCCTTCACCTATTATTATAAGTCCCACCTAGGGAAGTGTCAACCGGTTAGGCCTAACTTTTTTGCCCGACGTTCCTGCCAGGCAAGACGGTTCATCAGGCCACCCCGAAGCGAGGCCTCGTACTTGTTCATCGCTAGGACCTTAGCTACCTGACGGGCCAGTCTTGAGTCCACAGAAGGTAGAATCACAGTCAGGTCTCTGTAGACTGTAGACCGTGTTAGCCCAAGGTCTGCTGCAGTCTGTCTGATGGTATGTAGAGTGGAAATAACGTGGGTCCCTACCCCCCTTGCCCGTCTGTTGATCTGCTGCCTCTTGCTAGGGCGCTGACGCATTCTCTAGGCACCTCCCCTGTAATTAGTGGTACCCACTCTCTACCACGCAAGACACCGAGAAAGGGGCAGACCTGCAAGGACAATGCACAGGACCAGACCGACTGCAGTTAGGAGGGTAAACTGGGGAGTCCTCCATGGATACCTACGGAGGAGCACGAGCAGGCAGAACAATGCCCCAAGGCCGAAGAACACTGCCCAAAACTGGTCCCCCATGATTCCTATCTCCCTTTCTAGCATTCCTTCCACTCCCGGACCTGGTAAATGACGTGTTCACCAACCTCACCGATAACCTCACCGTGGCGCAGGAGGCTGCGGAGGTGGATGTCCCTGCTGTTTGCGACAACCCCCAGGGGGCACTTCCGGATGCACTTGGTTTTGGCATTCCTGCACTGGGAAAGGAGGTCCCCTGGAACCTCGTAGACGTAACCACTCCTTGAGTTCCCCCGTGTTGGGTGGAGCCCCTTGATCTTCTGGAGCAGTCGCCAGCAGTCTGTAGGCACTCTCATGTTACTGGCCCTCCTTCTTTAGCCTCTGGACCTCACCCTTGAAGATGTTGCAACGGCACTCCCACAGGGCCCGCTCGTGAGAGTCAAGGTCTTGGTCAGCCAGGATCTCCCTCTCAATGAACTTGACTGTCCGGGTATAGATAATCCTGGCATCATAGGAGTATCCAGTCACAACACGGTCACTCTCAATCCTCTCAAACCACTTTCCTTGACCCGTGTACAGGAGGTCAATGCCGTTGACCATCCTTAGGATGGCCATCGTAAATCCTGCCATGCTCATGCTGGTCCTTCCTCTCTAGTCTCCAGATAAGGTACACCAAGAACCCCACCGTCCCAAGGATAATTGGGAAGATCAAGATAAGGAACAGGCAGTGGGGCCAGATGATAATCACCGTTTTACTGGCCATCCTGTCCACCCCCCTGTACTGGCCTGCCTCATCGGCGCCGGGTGGCCATCTCCGGCGAACTCCCCGCCTTGCGGCGGGGGTTTCGGCACTAACCCAAGATGACTGTCCAGGCCTCCTTGAGCGCTTGAGCGATGAGGTCCTGATGCTCCACCCGATGGGTCTTAGTGTAGCTCTGCTTCAGGAAGTTGTACGTCCACCCAGCCTCTGCGAGAACCGTTGCCTGCTCCACCGGAACCGGGCTACCTACCGAGATCGTTATCAGGTTGCCTTCCTTCTCGATCTGGACCGTGATCTTCTTCTCCACTTTGTTTCTCCTCCTTCGTTCCTTCTTCAATTATTATTATAGATCATTTCGGGGAAAAGGTCAACCGGTTTCTAGGGTTATTTTAAGAATATTTTTAAGGCCCCAAATCTACTTGAACACTACCTTCCCGTTCCCCTGGAGCCCCTTCCCCTGAAGATAAGTAATTCCTGCCTTCTGGTCCTTGACCCGTGTCCAGAACTTCCACCCACTCCCAAGGACCCCAACGTAGATAAGGATGGTGTTGTCACTCCGGAGCAGGAAGGAGGTACCTCTCTGGGTCTTGACCCGGGCAACCTCAGTGGCTCCACGGGCACTAATCTTGGCCACCCTAACCACCTTCCTGTCTTAAGGAATCTATTTGCGGGGGTTATCGGCTCTAGCTGAGAACCCCCAAGGCCTCCTTGACCGTCTGAGCGATGAGGTCCTGATGCTCTACCCGGTGGACCTTGAAGTAGCTTTTCTGATCCCAGAAGTACGTCCATCCTGCCTCACTCAGGACCGTTGCCTGAGCTTCCGACACCGAGCCCTCCACCGTAACCGCTATCCGGCTGCCTTCCCTCTCGATCTTGACCGTGGGCCTCTTCTCCACTGTGTTCTCCTCCTTTGATTTCCTTTCCTCAATTATTATTATAGATCATCTCAGGAGAAAGGTCAACCGGTTTATAGGAGAATTCCAAAAGAATTTTTGGGTAGTTCTTCTACCCCTAAACCCTGCCTTCCGAGTTCTAACAGCTTGGTCTTATGGATGTCCCTCTTGCAACGTATTGCCCATACTCCCAGGTTACGGTACACCTGCCCAGGTGACTTGCCTATAGACCGTGCAGTATCCACTACTAGCTGCCGGTCACTCGAATAGGCGTATACTGTGCCACCGAACCCCTGCCTGATATGGAGTTGACTATCACCTGCACGTGCTCTGATTTTAGTCATCTGCATATGGAATTAGGTCATACACTCCTGCCTCTCCAAAGGCACTACGTCTACTAAGGCAGGTTGGGCACCTACCACAGGATGGCTGGGTACCGCTATAGCAGCTATAGGTCAGGTGAATTGGTACCTTAAGTTTAATTGCTAAACGTACTATATCTACCTTCATAACCCACTGTAGTGGAACTACGAGTCGAACTGTACAGTAGGTACCAATATAGATTGCATTCGCCATAGCGCCATTAAACTCACTTGTACAGTCAGGATAGGCAAAATCCTGTGCATCTTCAGCATGGGCACCATAGTAGACATACTTACAGCTCTTGGTTAACGCTATTGCAGTAGCAATCGACAGAAAAATACCATTCCGGAAGGGGACATATGTTACTAGTGGGCCACTCCCAGGTATAAGCTCCTGATAGGTAGCCCTAGGCACTTTTATACTTTGGTCCACTAACGCAGATCCAAACCCCTGGAAGATATCCTTAGGTAGGGGCCGAATAAGATGCTCCTTAATTCTAAGGTAGTTTGCGACCGCCTTTGCAGCTTGAATCTCTATCTGGTGCTTCTGCCCATAATACAGGGTAAGTGCGATAACATTCTCAGGCCCAAACTCCTTGACCGCCATTGCAGCAACCGTCGAACTATCAAGCCCACCCGAAAGTAGGACCAATGCCTGACCCACAGATCTCAACCCCTCCCATAGATTAGTGAGAAGGCCTCAGCCCGAGCTTCTCCTTCTTCTAAGAATGCCCCAAGAACCGTTGATGTAACTGTCCTTGTTCCCGGTTTCTTAACCCCCCGTGCTGACATACAAAGGTGCTCTGCCTCAATCACTACCATTGTTCCAAGGGCGTTTACCCCATTATGCAGTGTATTTGCTATCTCCTGGGTCAATCGCTCCTGAATCTGGAGCCTATGGGCATAAATCTCGACTAGACGTGCTATTTTACTTAACCCAATAATCCTCCCACTTGGGATATAAGCGACGTGGGCAGTCCCGAAGAATGGGAGCATATGATGCTCACACATAGAGTAGAATGGGATATCCTTAACTAGGATAAGGGATTTGTAACCCCCAGACTCAAAGTCAGTAAATATCCCATCTGGGTCCTGTTGATATCCACTGAGTAACTCAGTTAAGGCCCAAGCTACCCTACTAGGTGTATCCCTTAACCCATCCCTCATAGGATCTTCCCCAATCGCAAGTAGAACCTCCCATACTGCATTCTCAATCCGTTCCCTATCCATACCTACACCCCCTGCCTATTACCCCAGAGCCAAATGTGGAGCTGGGGTAGAATACGGATATTGTAAAGCCTTCGGTCTGCAAGTGCCGTTTCAGTTAACCACCTTAACCTCTTGACTAACAGATGCAAGTTATCCCGTCCTACACGGTTACCAACCTGCAGTACTAGGGGGATTGACTCATGGGTTAGGGAACGAGCCTGAACTGCAAACTCATAATCTAGTTCATCAAAGATGACAACCTTAAGCACTACATGATTATGAGTCAAGAACTTACCTAGACCTAGGAAGTCAGTTACCTCCCCAGAGGATGGGGGCTTAGGAGACACTACAAGTATATCAACATCCTTAACCCAGTCCCTATAGATAGTACCTTGGGTTTCAACGGCTACCTTCCATCCATCAACATGGAGTCCAGAGACTAAATCTCCTAACTCATACAATAGGGGGTTACCACCAGTTAGGGTAACCCAAGATACAGGCTCCTGAGGCCTCCCAATCTGTTTGATAATACTAATAGAAGTCATAACCCCTATCTGCACTCCTCTTTTTAGTGCATAAGGAGTATCACACCAGGTACATTGGGAGTCACAACCGGCAAATCGAATGAACATGGTTGGGACTCCAATCAGCTCTCCCTCACCCTGGATCGTCGGTCCAAAAATCTCCGTAACTGGAAAGGCCTTACTCATTAGTGTCCTCCCCTCTCCCTAAATCATCTACTGAAACCTCTGCATAAGACGTTAAGGTCTCATAGACCCGAACCTTAACTATCTGTGGTAGGGGACTCCTTAGGGTCTTTAAGATCCAGCCTGCTATCAACTCTGCTGTAGTACAGGATACTGGAAGAGTTGAGTTTAGGAACTGGTGGTCACAGTACGGCTTAATAGCAGAGTCAAAGGCCCACTGGATCTCTGAGAAGTCCCTAACCATTCCTCCAGGGACCCCAACCTCCCCCTGAAGGAAGACCTGAACTCGGTAAGTATGACCATGAAGGTTCCGACACTTCCCAGAGTGAGAGTGTAATTGGTGGGCTGCCTCAAACACGAACTCCTTGCAGATTCTAGCCCGCACTTAGTTCCCCTCCTCTTGACCTTGTTTTTGGTAGTAGAGGACTCCGCCCTTACGTCCACCCCCACCCCCCTGACGTAGTTTGCCACTATCGATTAGCCCCCTAATTGCCGTCCGGACCGTATACTCACTGACATTCAAGGCATCTCTGAGCTCTGAGATTGTGTACCCCCTATCAGGAGCCCTCTGGAACTGAGAGAGGACCTCCCGCATCTTGTCCTCAAGGGATATCAGGCGCTTCCGTCCTTCATCCGTGATAACGACCCCAGGATCTGCTGGGCGGTGGTGTCCTGTTGCACCATCAAAGGCAAACTCAAGCTTCCCCCCACTGTCATCTACAAAGTCCCGACCTACAATATTGAGTTTGACATTACCATTCTCTAACCGCTCTACCTCAATCTGCATATCGACAGAACCTAAAAGTGCACCAGATCCCCGGGCCCCTTTACCCCCCTTTGGAGTGTGGTGGACAATGACTACAGCACAGGATGGTAAGGCACGTAGGAGCTCATTGACTGGGCCAAGAACCCGCATTGTCCCCTGCACGGTGTTTTCATCCTGCAAGTGGAGGGAGGCATAGGGATCTAGGATAATTAAGTCAGGCCTGACCATTAGACAGTCCATCTTAAGCTGGGCGAAGCTATCATCATCATCCAGCCTGACCCCCTGCCTGTGGACGACCCAGAACCTGGAAGGGTCAAACCCAGAGAAGATTGAGCTTACACGTTGCCCAAGGCGGTGGAGTGACCCTTCTTCTTCGACGAGTAGCACCTTCCCCTGTACTATAGGTGACCAGTCCTCATACCCAAGGAACGGAGTGCAGTTAGTCACAGACAGCATAAGTTGTAGTGCTATCCACGTTTTGAAGGTCTTTGGTTCACCGACGATGAGGGATTTTGTCCCCCTCTCAATGAGGTTTGGGACAACCCAAGGGACCTCCTCCTTTGCAATCTCAAGGAGGTGGGCCGGCTCAATAAGGCGTGGAAGGGGTGTATAGTCATCGGTGCCCAACCCCATGATCTTGATAATGTCTCCAATGTCACCTGTACTGCAGAAATCAACGATATCTTTACCATGTTGCTTCGGTTTCCAGGGGATTGAACCTATTTCTAATTTAGTAGTGAAGGTGGTTCTCAGGTCGGTTATGAATGTCTGTGCTGCCTCATCTGCCTGTGGAACGGCAATGATTCGGGTAAACTGCTGCAGGTGCCGTTTCCACTCCCTCTTGAAGTGGACCCCTGGGGTGCCTACAACAGGTATCCCTATCCCCTGCCTCCTTAACTCCTGTTGCAGATAGAGGGTGTCTGTTTCCCCCTCGACGATAATGACAGTCCTTACTCCCGCCGTATCTATTGAGTCTAGGTTGTAAAGGCAGTAATAAGAGTTCTTGATTCCGCCCTTCCTGCCGTCGATTGTCCTCCCCCGTACCCCGACAATCTTCCCACCCAGGTAATAAGGGAGGACTATACACTCTTCTTGCCCTTCTGCCTCAGGTATGTACCCCGCCCCTGCACCTTTTAAGGTTTCAAACTCAAGCATTCGGGAGGCCATGTACTCCCGAATAATATCAAGGTCTGGATGTAGCCTTTCCTGGGCCTGTTGCACTAGAGAGGTTATCTCATCCGGTAATGGAGCATAGACTCGGGTAAACGTTTCATCCTGGTGGGCAAACTGAGCACTCTCACCAAAGATGGAGGACTGCCGGTAACTCTCAGTAGTTGCACGGGCAGTTTCAGGAGAGAAACCCTGGGTTAGAATTAGGAATTCACGGGGGGTGAGGATAAGGGAGGTAGTAGGTTTTGAGAGCTGCTTAACATAGGCAGACCTGCAGTCCTCATCCCAGCAGCGGTAGTTCCCACTCCATAGGTTAACTGACCCGTGGGTCCCACGGTCCGTGTCTCTATGGGTGGGTAAAATACAAGAAAAATTCACCCAGCCTTGGGTGTTTGGCTTGCGGTCTCCTAAACTTATCCCGAATTGCTCGTAGAAGGGGTGCCACCGGTTAGATGGTGGTTGATAGTCTATCAAATACCTGACCTCCTAGTGCCATGGGTCTACTGAGAGTCAGGTATTCCCCTGTTTTCCAGCCACTTACTGCAAATACTAGTAACTAGTTGGTATAGGGGAACCCCCTTCTTTGCTGCAATTACCTTCAGTCTATCGTGGGTTTCTCGAGCTACCTGGATTACTGCTAACTTACTTTTCCCCAATCTTTGTCACTCCTAATGTGGGGGTAGGTGCTCATTAGAGAGCTTAACTAGTAGATTTGCTACATCTTGGGAGGCAACCCCACCACTCCTAAGGTCCTGGAGCAACCCGTCAAGTATACTAACCACAGCCATTCGTCCCAACCTTTGTAGGGATACAGGCTGGGGGTGGAAGGACTTGTAAAGGTTAGGATTACATCCTGCCTTAATTGCCTTCTCTACTGCAACATCTGCCATTCGGTCCAGGTCTTTGTCAGTAATTCGGTAGATTACTGAATCCATAAGGTCCACCTCCAACAATGGTACCAGGGGTGGGACTTGAACCCACACAGTGTTAACCACTAGCAGGGTTTAAGCCTGCTGCGTCTGCCAATTCCGCCACCCTGGCAATGCTAACTCCCTACCCCTGGAGTAGCTTCTTCATTTCGTCCACAACTAGGTCAAGGAGTGACCATGCTAGTTGGGGATTTTCTGCGGAAACTGACTTAGCATAGGCAATAACTGCTGCCCGTGCATGGGGGTCTGAGGTTAGGTTCAGGACGAACCGGGTCTTGTTAGGATCCACTGGTTCTCCGGGGATGTGATTTACCCTAGCACATCCATCCCCATGGTAGATTGTGTACTTGTCAGGTACAAACCCACCGAGTATCCTGAAGCACGGAGCCTTCATCCTACTTCATCCTCCTAGCAGCAGTTTAGCGCTACCCCGACAACCCCCTGTTTTATAGGGATCTCCTCAACCCCACCCCAGGTCCAGCGGTATGGTGACCCTTCTGGTTCTCTATGCTGTGCCTCTGGGTCCTGTGCTGCCAGTTCCTGTGCCTCTTCAGGAGACCTGGCAAAGACGATGAAGAAATCAGGGTAGTTGTGACCCGTAGATGAATAGGGTGAGAGGTCAACGTTCACCCTATAGCACTTCAATGGCCTGGGTGGATCTGAGAACTTCTCTGACTGCTCCCTTACAACCCCCGGCCAGTCCTTCATGGCCACTACCTCCTTTGCCTGTCCCTACAGACAGTACAATGTTGGGCGTAGATATCTATCATCCGATTGTAGTCATAGTTGCTAAGGATGGTGTGACTAGGTTTATCTATCCACACCTTACCTGCAGTCTCACGTGGCTTGCGCCACTTGCACCATTTCCGTATTGAGCAGCACTCACAGGGGGATTTCCTGTAGTGTGCCTCAGATTCGAGCCACCAATAGTTCGTGCAGTATAGGCGGTGGATAAAGAGGAAACCCCCACTCCAGGATCGACGGTTATATCGAGTTCCCATGTTGGTGTAAACCTGCTCCCTTGCCTCCTCCTCCTTGAATTCACTGGAGTGCTCGGCAGTCCACTTGAGGAGGAATTCACGCCACCTGCAGGTGTGGTATTCGTCACAGGCAGGACAGATGTAGAGTTTTCCTGCCTGTTTCCTCTGTTCCTCCTCAGGGCTAGGAAGGCTAGGAGGCCTTCTAGGGTCGCCACAGGCACTCATGCTGTCCTCAACCAGTGGAGTTTCAGGCACAGGAGGAGTACCCGGCGACCTATAGGCATTGGGCAGCGCCGTACAGGTTTGCAGGTCAGTTTACAGCCCCTGAACCCTGCCCTAACTACTATACACTGGATATCTCGTACTCGGCATCCCCTGCGGACCCTACACTTCTCACACAGGCACTCTAAACATGCAGCGGGCATCCGGTTTCCCTCCTATGAGAGCCACTTCCTAAGACACTCTTTACTGCAGAAGTCAAGGGGGTATTTCCTTAACTTGGATGCACCCCCGAGGGTAAGCCATCCTGCTGGGTCTGTCTTGTCCCAGGTAGGTATTATCTCACCACAGTTCTCACAGACGTAGAAGATCTTCATTCACCTAAGACCTCCTCGACTGTAACCAAGATCTCTGCCAAGGCATCGCTCATTGACTCCGGACTTTTGTCCTTGTTCCAGTACCTGCGGATGTGTTGCAACGCTCTAACAGCATCCAGGTAGGCATTGATGTAGATAGGCAAGGCATCAATGGCGACTATGATAGCATGGCCGTTAGTTACGTCATCCACGGCGGCAACAATCTTGCCGTCCCGAGTCCTAATGACCTCTAGGAACTCCTGCCCACAGGCCTTGAAAACCGTACCCTGCATATGCCATGATTGAGAGGAGGCAGCCCCTATCACCTTCAGGTCCGTATCTGGATCGCGCCCTATCTTCATGCTAGTGGTACCTCCTTCCACCAATCCCTAAAAACTGGAATTGTAGGCCCGATGATACAACCAAGGAGGAAGCAGACAACACTAAGCATTATGGCAGAGGTTAACATTTTAGGTCCATCTCTAGCTCACCCATGGCAGTATCAAGTAGGAGGTCTCTTGAACTCTGGGAGGTCTGGTGCCTTACTGGAAAACTGCAGACGGAAATCCCGTCCTTTAGATGGGCCTCATAGCAACAGGGGCAGGCCACTCCTGTGTTCCTACCAAAGTCATAGGCAAGGCACGACTTCACTGGCACCGATAGGCTGAAACTCTTACCCTGTATTGTAGCAACCCCTGTGAGTTTGCGCACTGCTGGTATCAACAGGTTAGAACTCTCATCCTGTATTACAGCCGGCACTGTGAGTTTGTGCACCCTATACTCCCCCAAATCCATCGGTATTTGACGGGGAACATGGTGACCAGGATATAACCCAGGGCAGGGAGTGGAACTAATCATCTAGGGGCCTTAATTACTCAGTGTGTGCGTGGTGGGACTTGACCCACATCTCCTGCCGGGCAGGCAGGTATCCTAGGTAGCTAGTTGTCACCTAGGAGACAACAGGCTACTGCCCAATTTAAACGACAGGCACACACTTAAGGATTAGGCCTGCCTCATTGGCCGTCCAGACCAACAGTAGAGGAAACTACGGGGCCAAGAGACTGTGCTTGTGCACCAACTAGTGCACCTCTGGATCTTGCAAGCCGGCGACTCAATAAATCTGCATGTTTTGCAGATGCACTCTGCCTTGCACTTGCTGGATCCCACGTCCTAACCTCCTCTAGGCAACGGGTAGGAACTTAGGATACCTGCATTGGCTGACCATGCCAGAACGAGCACCAGTTACGGGGGATAGGGGCCGAGCCTGTGCACCACCTAGCACACTCGTCTCTACATAGTGGCCTGACAGCACTGCACGTCCTGCAGAGGCATTCTGCCTTACACTTACTGAGTTCCACGTCCTTAACCTCCTCCGGAGCTAATAGGGCGCGGGGGCGGGATTCAAACCCACTGCACGTCCCAAGGCCTTTAGGCCATGCAAGCCGTATCTACATTGGTACGGCCGAGAGGAGGTGTTACTCCCCTGCGTGTCTCTCCACGCCGCCCCGCGGTAAACCTTAGTGGGGGTGGTTGGGCTTCACCAACTAGGAGCGGCGGCGTGGCGCTTATCACGCTGCTCCCAGCATCGGCATAACTGTCCATAGGTCCTAACGGTGGCCTACTTGTAGGTCATAGCGTTATGCGTTGACCTACGCCACTTACGTTATGCCGCACCCCCGGTGGCTGGCAGGAGTGAATTTTCCACTAGTCGGTTTGACAGTGGCTTAGATGACTCCTGCCTAGCCAATGCTGTCTGGGTACTGGTTAATCGTCTGCCTTGTCGCCAGGGATTTCCTCAACGTCGCCTTCGTCTTCGTCCTCGTCTTTTTCAGGCTCAGGCCCAGTAGTCATTGACTCACCCCCAATTCAGATCTAGTTAAGGTACTATCTCCTAGAGGTTAAGGTCCTCCAGTACCTCCTGATACTCAGCGGCCTGGACAGGTGTGAGCCCGTGGTCAAGCCGCAGGAGGAAGTTGCCTCTAGCGTAGGTGTACTCTATCAAGGCGGGGATGCCTTGGGTTACGGCCTCTATATACCCCTTGCGCCCCTGGAGGTCATCCTGAGACAGGAACAGCTCTACTGTGCCGCCCCTGAGGTCTCCTTCGACTTGCTCTAGGCGAGAATCTGCCCAGTTAGCCTTGGCTACATACTGGCCAGGCCGCCCCAGGAGCTCATTCGGGTCCGTTTCGGCGGTGTAGATCTCAACCTGTGTGACAGGGATACCGGCGCCTTTGAAGGCGTTGTAGATGCTCTCAACCGTGGTGACCTTGGGTTCACTTTTAGGTGCAGGTGCAGGGACTGAGTTACATCCCACTGCTGCACCCATTACTAGGACCAGGAGCAGGCCCGTGACTATTCTGTTCATAGAACGCCACCTCCAACATGTCTTTAAACCCTACTGGGACTCTCACTCCCAATTAGGTTGTACTTTTAGACCTGATCTACCCCTTCTTGACCCTAAGGTAAAGCAAGGTGCGGCCCTTGATATAGATTGGACGGTCAGTAAGCACCTCTACAACTACCTCACCAGTTTCTGGGTCAGCTCCAAGGATGGTACCTTGAAGGTCAAATCTCCTCTGGGTTTCTCTCGGTGGCTTCTTTGGAGAACGGTACCTATCAAACTGTAGTAGAGCGCCCACCTTGGTGCACCTCCGTCCCTTACAATTATATTATATAGTTCTTTAGATCTAAATATCAATGGTTTCTTGTTTGGGGCTTTTGGCTTTTTTGGGCTAGCTGGTTTCAGATCAGTTTGAGTTTGAGTTTGACAGCCCCATAGGGGGGGCTGTCAAACTCAAACTCAAACTGATAATCGTTCTGAAACCACAAACTGCCTTCTGTAGTCGATTTACGGTATCTCGGGGAGCTTTCGTTCTGAAATCTTTCGTTCTGATGTTTCAGATGCATCGGTGGTGGTGGCTTGCAACTTTGGCTGCAAGGGTAGAACTGCTAGAACCCACGTAGAATCACTTGTTTTCGGTTGCCCCCTTGATTTTTTGGCGTGAATCTGCTATAATGAGATTGAAGGGTAATTGGATTGGGAAAACAGGATAAGATGTTACTGATAGGGACCCGGGGTCAATGCCTGGAGTGGTTGACCATTTTGGGCCCCTTGATGTATTTGGGCGGCTAGTTAAGGAGTTAGTTAGGCGGTTAAACCGGTAGGTGGTGGAATGGTTATCTAGGCCCAGGAAAACTGTTCCTTCCACACTGGGAGTGAGAGCATGCCTTTTGTAAGAAGGATTGAACTCAATGGAATAACTGTGACACTTGCCAAATCAGTTTGTGGGGCCAAGGCCCGGTCTCACGAAGGGGTATGTAAACGGCCGGCTGGATGGGGAACAGATCATCTAGGGGAGGGTCGATGCAGATTACATGCTGGGTGTAGCACTGGACCAAAAAATACTGACAAGTCTCGGATGAATGCCCTAAAGGGCGGGGAATACGAAGCCATCTGGTTTGACCACCTGACAGAGCCTGAGAAGGTTGAGTATCACAAGATCAGGACCGACTCCCTTCCACAGATAGATGAAGAAATCAAACTAATCACCATCCGCGAGAAGAGGATGATGGGACGAATCGAGAAACTCCTGGCAGCAGGAGATATGACTATAGTAGAGGAAACGTCAACATCCAAAGAGGTCAGCACCAAAGCCACTGGAACCCTTGGGCAGGTCCAGGCAATTGAGGAGGCTCTGACCAGGGTGCAGGCCCGTAAGAGGGAACTCCTTGAGTTAAGGCACAAGATAACAGAGGCCAGGCCTCCTGAGAGTGATACTGCCTCTGAATTGATCCGGACTCTTAAAGAGGGGTTTGAGAAGGTTGCAGTGGTCACCACTGAGTCAGAAGGCCCTGACAGCAATGGCCCATAGCAACGGGTTTATCAACATTTATGAAGGCGCCGTCCGGTCAGGTAAAACCCTGGCGGCGTCCCTTAGGTGGATTGAACATCTAGGCTCCTCTCCACACCAGGAGTTTCTTATGACCGGCAAAACCGCGGATACTCTGTACCGAAACGTCATTGGTGGTGAGGTAGGCCTGATAGCTATCCTGGGCCAGCGGAATGCCAAGTACAAGAAGTCTACTCAAGGCGGCGCCACCTTTACAATCCGGGTAGGGCCTGGGGAGAAGACCTGCTACTGCTTGGGTGCTAATGATGAACGGGCAGAGGGTCACATCCGCGGGATGACTATCGGTGGTTGGTACGGGGATGAGATTACGCTCTACCCCGAGACCTTCGTCAAGCAGGGCCTCAACCGCTTGTCGCTTAAGGGAGCGAAGGCATTCTGGACGATGAATCCTGACTCCCCTTACCATTATATAAAGACGGAGTTTATTGATCTTGCAGCAGAGAAGGGGTTTAAGGCCTTCCACTTCAACCTAGACGACAACCTGTCGCTAGAGCAGGAGTTTAAGGACAACCTACGCAAGTCCTATACAGGACTGTGGTACAAGCGGATGGTGGAAGGCCTGTGGGTTATGGCCGAGGGTGTCATCTATGATATGTTTGACTCGACGACCATGGTAGTAGACATCCTCCCCCGGATGGTGCGGTATTGGGTCGGTATGGATTATGGTACATCTAACCCTGCAGCATTTATCCTAGCAGGTTTAGGGGAGGATAACCGTTTCTACGTGGTTGATGAGTTCTACTATGATAGTAGGGTAGTAGGTCGGCAAAAGTCACCGAAGGCATTGTCCGCTGACTACACGGCCTGGATTAGGTCTCGGGGGGTTATCCCGACTCGGGTATACTTAGACCCGTCTGCTGAGGGCTTCTTGCTGACCCTATGGGAAGACAGGGTTCCGAACATTGCCTCCGCAGAAAATGCAGTTAACATGGGCCTGATGCTCATTTCAAGCCTCATGGGGCAAGACCACTTCCGAGTCCACCGTAGGTGCAGGTACACCCTAAAGGAGCTAACCTCCTATGTTTGGGACCCGGTGGCACAAAAGAGGGGAGAAGACAAGCCCCTAAAGGCCAATGACCATTGCATGGATGCAGTCCGGTACATCGTTAATAGCACTCGTACTACCTGGATGTCGCTCGGTATCAGGTTGCCGTCAAGGACAGGAGGGTTAGAACGTGCCATTGCCTGAAGGTAACATGGATTGGCCCCCAAAGGGATGGGCTGAGATCTATAGACGGTATGGGGAGCACGCTGCTTGGTACAGCGGTGACCCCCTGATATTGGCGACTGTCCTTTCCGCCCTGGCATTCTCCCCCACTCCTAAAGGCCGGTTCTGGGCCCGGAGTATAGGGGAGGAGCGGCGAGTAATGCTCCATGTTCCAATAGCCGGGGATATTTCTACAGCTTCTGCGGACCTGTTGTTTTCCGAAGCCCCGGCAGTCCGGATACCTGAGGCCCATGAGGAAAGGGCATCTACAGAAGCCAAGGCTGCACAAGAACGGTTAGATGAGATTCTGGCAGAAGCCGGTGTCTTCTCCCGGCTCATTGAGGCCGCAGAATCTGCCTCTGCTTTGGGAGGGGTCTTCTTCCGGGTGACTTGGGATTCTTCAGTCTCTGAATACCCCATACTTAGCATCCTCCAGGTAGACCAGGCCCTTCCAGAGTTCAAGTGGGGTCGGTTGTTTGCAGTGACGTTTTGGCAGCAGCTATCACTGCCAGAGGACCATAAGGTGGTTCGGCACCTAGAGCGGTATGAGAGGGGTAAGATCTTCCATGCCTTCTACATAGGTACCTCAGATAAGCTGGGGGTGCGGCAGCCATGGGGGTCTTACCCTGCTATGGAAGGACTACAGGAGATTGTAGAACTTTCCGGTGACCTATTCCCGGTCTGGTACGTCCCGAACATCCTCCCGAACCGGATTTATAGGGGGTCGGCGTTGGGGCGAAGTGACTACAGTGGATCTGAAGGTCTTATGGATGCTCTGGATGAGGTTTATACCTCCTGGATGCGAGATGTTAGGTTGGCCCAGGGGAGGCTAATCGTCCCAGCATCATGGTTAGAGCGCAAGATGCCACCGACCCCGTCACCTATAGGGATATTTGAGCCACAGTTTAGCTTTGACGTTGACAAGGAGGTCTTTGCCCCTCTGGATATTGACCCCCTTGCGGCGAAGGAGAAACCGATTACCCTAGTCCAGTTTGATATCCGGGCAGACCAACACTGTAAGACTGCCCTGGAGTTAGTGGCTAGGATTATTGCCAATGCTGGTTATAGCCCACAGACCTTCGGTCTTGAGATAGAGGGTAGAGCTGAAAGTGGAACTGCCTTAGGCATTCGAGAGCGGAAGTCCATGATAACTAAGAGCAAGAAACAGAACTACTTCAAGTCAATAGTGGAGCAGGTCCTTAAAACGATGTTGATAGTTGACCAGCTTTTCTTACATAACAGCACTCCACAGGGCTTCAGGCCTGTTGTAGAGTTCAAGGATTCCTTCATGAACGATCCCCGGGGAATCGCCGAGACTGTTGAGATCCTACAGAGGGCACAAGCTATTAGCACTGAGACAAAGGTCAGGATGGTCCACCCTGACTGGGGTGAGGACCAGGTGATAGCAGAGGTTCAGAAAATCCAGGATGAGGGGAGTATCACCCTTGAAAACCCAGAACGTCCCCTGCCAGGCACAGGCACAGAAGTGCAAGGGGAAGAGGAAGGGCTGGTAGAGTAAATGGCCGGCCCGGAGGATGTAGCCCAGGCTGTCTATCAACTCTATACAGAGTCTGAGGACGAGCTCCTCCGCCTAATAGCAAGGAGGACCCTTAAGGGTGGGGACATGCCAAACTGGCTACGGCAGAAGCTTGCAGAAGTGGGGGGTTTAAAGAAGGAAGCGGCTCAGGTAGTATCTGGCCTTGCAAAGGCCGAGAGCATTGCTAAGACAGGCATTCGGGAGGGGTTTGACCAGGGGGTTGCCCGGGCAGTGTTTGAACTAAGGCAGTACAGGCCATTGGTAGCCGGGGCAGTCTTTGGGGTAACGAACAAGCCGACGGTTAATGCCATGACTAGGGCGACGGTCAGGTCCTTAAGGGGTACGTACCTCCCAATTATCCGGTCAATAACCGATGGTTATAGATCAGTGGTATATGGTGTATCAACCCTGGTCACTACCGGTGTTACAACTCGGCTAGAGGCGTCTGCTAAGGCGCTAGAACGGTTTGCCAAGTCCGGGATAACAGGGTTTAAGGATAAGGCTGGCCGGCAGTGGAATATGGGGTCCTATGCTGAGATGGCAGTTAGAACCTCCACGGCTCAGGCATCTGTTGAGGGGCACATTGAGACACTAGTGGCCAATGGCCATAACCTGGTGATTGTGTCCAACAGCCCAGAGGAATGCCCAATGTGCCGGCCTTGGGAGGGTAAAGTCCTTAAGCTAAACTCAGACATCCCAGGACCCTATCCTACAGTAGATGAAGCAATAGCCGGGGGGCTCTTCCACCCAAACTGCACCCACCGGCTTGGGGCGTACATAGAAGGCCTGACTAAACCGATGGAGGATACCGAGAATCCGATGGGGTATGAGGATAGGCAGAGGGATAGGTACAATGAGAGAATGACTCGCTACTGGAAACGCCGGGAGGCGCTTGCAGTAACTGATAAGGATAAGGCATATTGCCGGGGTGCAGTTAAGGAGTGGCAGAAGAAGAAGAGGGAGTTTGTCAAGGAGACAGGGAAGGTCAGGCAGGTGGCAGAGGCGGAGAAGGCCAGACTGATAGTGGAGGCGGCGAAGGTAAAGCAGCTAACATTGAAACTTGACTACCCGGAGAACCTAGTTCCGAAGAACGCGCAGTCCTTGATTGATAGGATGGAGAGTGGGGACAACCGTGAGGTTGGCCGCAGAGCAAGGAAAGAGGAAGAGCGGGGTGAATTCTCGGACGGCTTTATAGATGCAGTCAAGAGGTCGATCCAGCTTAGGAACACGTCCAATATAGGTACCAGTACCCAAAGCGGCCGGATTGACCGAATACTCAATATCCGGGATACCAGCGGGAAGGCCACATCCAGGAAGTCCTACTAGGGGGTGGTCAGAAGAGGCAGTGAGTCCCTTAGAAACTACCCAATTACGCCCACAGGTGGCGGTAAATAACCTGGTTGCGGTACGGCACCGCGGTATAAATAGCCGGGGGAGGTATTAACGTGGCAGAAGGTACCCAAGATCCCGGTAAAGGTCCAGAAGGGGAATCCAAACCCTTTGCCATCTTCCCAGATTCTGCGACCTTTTCGGCCCGGATGGACCGGGAGGCCCGTAGCAGGCTGGAAGAGTCGGCGAAGGCGGCAGGGTTTACTACAGTAGAGGAACTTCTTGTTGCTGCCAAAGGCCATAAAGAGTCCTCGGAAAAGGACAAGACCCTGGCCCAGAAGGCAGAAGAGAAGGCAAACAAGTTCCTCCAGCAAAAAGAGGCCGCGGAAGCTCGGACCAAGGAGGCCTTGGTCAAAGCCGCAGTGACGGTACAGGCTTCTGCTCTGGGGATTATAGATCCAGACGCCGCCTATGCCCTAATGTCCAAGGACGGGGTGGCCGTCAATGACAAGCTGGAGGTCATTGGGGTCAAGGAAGCGCTGGCTACACTCCTTAAGGAGAAGCCGTACCTGAAGGGTTCAGGTTCGATTACTACCCCTACCCGTGGAGGGTCGGATTTCGGCGGGAAGGAGAAGCCCCCTGCAGGGGTGGACATGAACGCCATAATCCGGCGCCTGTCCGGTAGGGGATAGACAGCAGGAGGTTATTTTAGGTGGGTCTGTATGATGGCCAGATTACCCGAACCGACGCGGGTCCACTAATCCCGGAGGACGTAGCCAAAGAGATTATTCAGGGGGCAGTTACATCTTCTGTCTGCCTGAAGCTCCTCCGCCGCCTTCCGAACATGCCTCGGGCCCTGCAGCGGATGCCGGTTCTGAACGCCTTGCCTATTGCCTATTTCGTCTCCGGTGACACCGGACTGAAGAAAACCACCGAAGCGGCGTGGGGTAACAAGTACTTGAATGCCGAAGAGATTGCCTGCATCGTCCCGATTCCTGAGTCAGTCCTGGACGACTCTGCCTATGATATTTGGGGTGAGGTAAAGCCCCGAATCGTCGAGGCCATCGGGATGATGATTGACGCGGCAATCCTGTTTGGGACCAATGCCCCTGTGGCATGGCCCACCAATATCGTCGCCGCTGCTACTGCTGCTGGCAATGCCGTTGCCCTTGGCGGCGGTGGGCCGGATATCGCAGACGACCTTGGAGGCGTCGGGGGCGTTATGGCCACGGTCGAGAATGACGGGTTCGACGTTTCCGGGTTCATTGCCCACCGTTCTATCAAGGCCCGGCTCCGCGGCCTCCGGACGGCAGACGGTGACCTGATCTTCCAGCCGTCCCTGACCGTCGGGACCCCAAGCAGCCTGTACGGCCAGCCCATTGAGTACCCGGACAATGGCGCTTGGAACCTCCTTCAGGCACTCGTTATCTGCGGGTCGTTCCGTGAGGCCGTCTACTCGATCCGGCAGGATCTGACCTATAAGATCTTGACGGAGGCCGTAATCACCGACAACGCCGGTGCCATCGTCTACAACCTCCCGCAGCAAGACATGGTGGCCCTGAGGACCGTTATGCGGCTTGCGTGGCAGGTCCCGAACCCCATTAACCGTATGCAGCCCACGGAAGCCAACCGGTACCCGTTCGCCGTTCTTACCCCATAAGCAGGGCCCAAGAGTCAACCACCTTAGATACGGGAGGGAGTAAAAGTGACGAATGGTTGGTATCCGGAGAATCCTAACCTTGGGCAGGAGATCCAAGGGGCACCGGGGTCAGGACTGCGAGTAGACAAGGGCTTCCTGGCCCACTATCAGGCAGTCCCTATTGCTGCTGCTGACGACTATGTCCATGCCGCAATTACCCTAGCAATCGGTGCAACCCAGACCATCACTGCGAACATCACCAACCCAGACGTCTCCAGGATCCTGTCAATCACCGGTAACGCGGCGACTGCCGTTGGTAACGTAGTTATCGTAGGTACCAACGCTGCTGGTGTAGCAATCACCGAGACGATTGTCTCCACCGGTGCGGCGACGGTCGCAGGCCTCCTGGCCTTTAAGACCGTGGCTTCAATAACCGTCCCGGCCCAGGGTGCTGGGGGTGACACCATCTCAGTCGGTGTCGGAGATGCCCTTGGCCTTAACCACTACCTCACTCACAACACGGTCCTAGCTTCCTACCTCAACAACGTCCTTGAAGCCACGGCTGCTGCTGTAACTGTCAGTGCCACGGTCCTTGAGGAGAACACCGTAGTTCTAGATACCGCGTTGGACGGCACTGTAGTAGACATCTACTACATGGTTTAGGTCCCTGTGACTATCCTTAAACTAAACAGGAGGGGCCTAAGATACGGCCCCTCCTAGGAGGGAACCTGGCATGGCAGTCCTCACTGTTGGGTTAATCGCATTGACTGGTCTGAAGCCGGTCCTGGTTTCTGCTGCGGTGGGTGGAGACAGCTTCGCTAACAATGGCTTCACCTACCTCCACGTCAACAATGCAAGTGCCGCCCCTACCACGGTCACTGTCCACGGCCAAGGTAACTGTAACTACGGGGTAGAGCATAATGCTGTAGTTACCGTGCCCCTTGCTGAGGAGCGGCTCATCGGGCCGTTCCCACCCCGTAGGTTCAATGACACCACCGGTCAAGTCCAGGTTACCTACTCGGTTGTCACCACCATCACCGTTGGTGCGTTCAAGGTCAGTGGGTAGATACTAGGGGTCTACCTCCCATAAAGACCGGTCCTGCTGATGAGATCCCCGGTTGCTGGGACCTATCTATCCCGGTCTCAGAAAGGCCTCAGCAACCCCATTAAAATAGGAGGCTAACCAGTGGGGTATGCAACGGTTACTGAACTCGCTACCTACCTAGGAGTGGGTGGGGGTACCCTACCTGCAGATGCCTCCCGTCTGCTTGAAAGGGCGGGTGACCTAGTCAAGCTCGCCACCCTTAACCGGGGGAATGTAGCAGACGTAGAGCAGAAGACGGCTCTGCGAGATGCTACCTGTGCCCAGGTTGAGTTCTGGCTGTCTGTTGGGGAGGACCATGCTGTAACTGGGGAGTCCGGTGGGGTCTCAATCGGGTCACTCCGTATAGACAGCCTTCCCCAGCAGCTTGCGCTACGGGCATGGAACTACCTGTTCTTGGTTGGGCTGACCTTCCGTGGTGTACCAATGGGACCTAGGGAGGTTAACTGACCCATGAGGGTGCCCCGTTCTCTGCTCCCCCACAAAGTGTATATCAGGTCTCGGGAAGGTGACAGTGCCTATGGCACTGTATGGGGTGGGTGGAGATTAACCCCGGCCAGGATTGAGTCTAAGATCACCAAGGTCCAACGCAGCATTGACTCGTCTGTGGTAGAGATAGTGTGTAGTTCCAGGGGGTTCCTGCCTTCAGGCACTATAGTCAATGCCGACGACCAGCTAATGCATGGGGAAAGGACGTACCAGGTAGTAGAGGTCCTATCTCAGTACGGGTTGGCATCTGAGGTATACGTTGAGGTCTTGCTGAAATGAGCACAAAAGACCTCACCGTAAAGCTAGATTGGAGTGGAGACCACGCAGCAGCAGAGGTTGAGAGGGCAGGACGTAGTGGCCTGGAATCCGCCCTGGAGTTTGTCCTAGAAGAGGCAAACCGAACCATCCCCCACCGGGAAGGTACGATGCAGCGGTCGGGCCAGGTTAGTATGGATAAGAGGAAACCTGTTGGTACAGTGTCCTATGATACCCCCTATGCACCGCGGCAACATGAGGATCTCCATGCACGCCATGCATCAGGGAGACGGGCAAAGTGGCTGCAGTTAACCCTGGAGGAAAACATGTCTGCTATAGCTGACTACCTTAAGAAGGGGTTATCTGGGGCCTTTGGAGGGAAGTAACAGGTGTCAATTGTTGACCAGATAGCCCAGTACATCCACAATCAGGGTGTTGGAATCTTTGACCCTGCTGGGGTTGGGGGCAATATATTCATCGGGAAACTTCCCCAAGACCCAGATGAGGCCATAGTTCTGACCCAAACTGGTGGGGTATTAAACGATATTAAACATAGTTATGACACAATTTCCGTCCAGGTTAGGGTACGTGGGACTCAAGATCCCCGTACAGGGTTGGTAATCGCAGAGTCAGCCTATAACTACCTGCATGGGTTTGGTAGTTCCACCTTTGTAGGGGGTGGTACGTGGGTTGTTAGTTGCACTGCTTTGGGTCCTCCTGGGTCAATAGGGGTGGACGAGAATGGGAGGTACGAGTACACTATCAATCTCCATATCGAGGTCTGGTTGAAGACTATCCATAGGGAGTGATTTCCGGTGGCAGTTAAGAAGCTCCTTGCCCGGGATT